TATATTTAAGGAAATCAACTAACCAAGGGATGAAAAAATTAGAAATTAAAGCCGGCGACCGCTATGGTCGATTAACTATTATTAGAGAGGTTGAAAGACATATAAGACCTACAGGAATTAGTATACGTACTTTTGAACTAGAATGTGACTGTGGTAAAAAAATAAATCTACCTCTAGGTCATATAGTATCTGGTCACACAATCAGTTGTGGGTGTTTTAAATCATATACCACATCAAAAATATTTAAAATACACGGAGAAGCATCAGGTAAATTTAGAACTACTGAATATAGAACTTGGGCTCATATGAAAGAAAGGTGTTTAAATAGTAAAAATAAAGATTTTCATTATTACGGCGGGCGCGGAATACGCGTTTGCGACAGATGGATTGACTCTTACGAAAACTTTTTATCTGATATGGGAAGGAAGCCGTCACCAGAGTATTCTATCGATCGAATTAACAATGATGGAAACTACGAACCATCAAACTGTAGGTGGGCTACTAAACAAGAACAAGAATAATATTTAAACACAAAAATATACAATGGCAGCAGAAAATTCAAATATAATTTATGGAGGTCAGCTAATGTTATTTATTGGGACGGGCCAGACCCTTACGCCAATAGCATTTGCAACAAGTGCAAAATTTGATCTTACCCTTGACATAAGGGAAATAAGTAGCAAGGATAGCGGTATATGGAAAGAAAAATCTAGTGGCAAATGGGACTCCTCAGCCAGTGCCGACGGTCTTATGGCTTACAATCTTACCGGTTCAACCAACGGTATTGACGATTTGTTTAACTATATGATTGCACGCGAGGCAGTTAACTTCTCATTTGCTATTGCAAGCGGAAGCACTCCGTCTTGGTCACCGGATACATCGCATACTTATTTGAGTGGTTCAATGATCATCACATCATTATCACTCAATGCTCCAGATAACGAAACAGCAACGTATAGCATTACACTTGAAGGAGCAAGTGCTATTACGATGACTGCTGGTACGTAAAGAAACCTTGGTTGGTGTTTTAATTAATGATAGAGGGGGGCTTTTTGCCCCTCTTTGTTTTTTTTCACCTGAAAGTGTGTATTTATTTGAAAACACCCAACTATGGAAAAGAAACATATGATTTTCAGCCTGAACGGCGTAGATTACACAATCAAACAATCCTTCAGGGCTCTGATGCAGTTTGAGCAAATGACAAACAAAGCTGCCAGCGAACTGAATACCACCATCAGCGACCTATTGGCATTGCTCTTCTGCATGATCGCAGCAAACAACAAGGAAACATTCTTATTTACGTATGATGATTTCCTTGATCTGATTGACGAGAACCCAGATGCTATCAACCAATTTACCAAATACCTAGAGGCGGTAGCCGACAAAGAGGTTAAAAAAAAAAGGTAAAGTAGAACCCACCAAAATCTCAACTCTCTATGGGCTGGTTGTTTGTAACTCAAGCATCCAGCCTGATTATTTTCTTGACCATATGACTATGTATGAACTTGACTCATTCCTTGAGGCTTATAACACCAAGGAGAAGTCATCCATTGAACGGGTACGATGGGCTCATTATCTGTATTTGACAGCAAACGGTGCAAAAGTCAAATCTCCGAAGGATATTATTGAATTTTCGTGGGAAAAGACCGGTGATACAGAGGAAGTGGTGATGACCAAGGAACAGATTCGGGCATTGCAGCAGAAGATGATTCGGGATACTATGACCAAGAAATTCAAACCGGTGAAAAATATCAGCGAAATTAATCACCTGTAAAATTAATTACCCCAAATAATGGTATTTATACTAAAAGAACACAATGGCAAATAAATTTAATTTAGTCACCACGATCGGCGTACGCGAGCTAAGAGCTTTCCAAAATATATCATTCGCCGGCAAAACCGTTGAGGAAATCCGAGAGATAAACTTCCAGATAGGCGACCTCAAAGAACAAATGATGGACGCTCGTGCCGTTCAAGCTGGTCTTGCCGGTGACCTTGGTCAGTTGGGAGCAAAGGCTTTGCAGGGGTTTGCTGCCATCGGTCAGCTGGGTGTTGGATTGGCTGGTATATTCGGGGTAAGCGCTGAAGCCGGAGAAAAGTTACAGAAGGCTATGGTTCAGCTTATTGGGGTATCTCAGGCATTCGCCACAGTTGAACAGTTGATCTCGGACAAGACATTAGTTTCACTGGGTATACGATTAAAGTCTATAGCTGTAATGGGTGCACAAAAGGTTGCAACAATAGCCGCTACCGTTGCCCAGTCTGGTTTAAATGCCGCTATGCTTGCCTTCCCAGTTGCATTAGTTATTGCTGGTATTGCTGCGCTTATATTTTCGCTCACAAGGCTTATAGGTTTAAATAATGATGCTGGCAAGGCTGCTGAGGCTCGTGCTCTTGCTGAAAAAAATGCTGCTGAAAGTAGTAAAGCTACAGCTGATGAGATGAACCAGTTAACAGCTGAAGCTAATTCAGATTATAACAAAGAAGTACTTGCTCTTAATTTTTACATAAATAAATTAAACGATGCCAACGTATCATTAAAAGAAAAAACAAAACTTCTAAAAGAACTTAAAGACGCAAATGGTGATCACCTTAAAGGTTTAACTCTGCAAAATATTGCTACCGCAGAGGGTGTTAAAATACTTGATGATTTTAAAAATAAACTAGACGAAACCAATAAAACAAAGTTAGTATACGATGCTCAGAATAAGGCATCAAAAGCATATGATGAATCCGGTTTAAATGTGGATTATGCTGGTGAACAGTATAAAAAATCATTAGAGCTTAGGCGTAAAATTCAAGCTGATCTTGACAAAAATAATGCTGCATTACTTTCGGCATCTCAGTATAAGCCTAATCAAGCCATAGATACAAATGACCCGTTAATTCAAGCAAACCAGCGTTTGAAAACAGAACTTTCGAGCGCAAACACATTAATTGACGAAAATTATAAAAAGCTTGAGGAAGTTCAAAAATTACGCGGTGAGGCTCTTGGCAAATTGCGTGCAGCTAAGAAACTATTTGAGGGGGAGACTAATAATGACCTTCTCGTTGAACCGGTTGATTTTAATTCACCAAAAAATAGTACGACTATACCTAAACCTAAAGACGATCCTCTAAGTTTCACTGAAGAGATTAATGCCAATATAAAGAAGTTGGAAGAACAACGAGAAAGCCTATTTTTCTCCGGTCAGGCAATTGGTGAAGTATCCAAAAAAATATTTGATTTAAAAGCTAGGCTTACTGAGTATTCAGATGCCATCAAAGCTACAGATAAAGCGTTTATTATTGATACATCAATTGACGCTGACGTTGCAAAAGACGTCGAACAGATCACCGACGAATTCGATGAATACATAAGGAGTAACGCACCGGAACCCATAGAGATAGAGTTTACCGTTGGTGACAGTATTGGTGGTATTATGGAGCAGGTTGGTAATCTCAGCGGAGCTTTGTCAGGTTTCTTCGAGGAAGAGTCAGCCGGCTACAAAGCTTTCGCAACCGTTCAAGCATTGATATCAACTTACTTGGCAGCCGTGAATGTAATGGCAGCCACTGCAAAGATGGGCCCGATCGCAATGGGCATCTCGATGGCTGCCACCATAGCAGCTGGTCTTGCCGCCGTTGCCAAAATCCAAGGGTTTGCAACTGGGGGTATTGTTTCAGGTAGTTCGTTCACCGGTGACCGTGTTCCGGTAATGGTTAACTCCGGCGAAATGATCTTAAACTCAGGTCAGCAAGCCAAACTATTTGAAATCGCCAATGGCGGTGGATACGGGGTTGGACAGGTTGAATTTAAAGTACGCGGAAGCGAGCTTGTCGGGGTACTAAATAATTACGGACGTAAGATAAATTCCTATAGCTAATGGCAAACTGGTCGAAAAATTTTTATTATACCTTCAAATCGATAAACGATGTTGACGAATATACCGTTGAGATATGGAAGGATATTGAGGGTGATATAGGGGCTCCGGCTCCAACCCTTGTGAGAGGCGATAAGACGCCGTGTGTGATCAATTATACTCGGTCTGATGTATATGAGCCTGTCGTTGGTTCAGGGGCTGAGCTGGCTTTATTTAGCGATACAGATCGAAAATACTTCTCCTTGTACACAGATCAAATGATGGAGTACAAAGTTATAATTTACAAGGGTACCGATCTATTCTGGGTTGGTTATCTGGATTCAGAAAATTATACCGAAAACTTCGCCGAGATAGATAACTACCGCGTAGACGTAACAGCCAACGATGGCTTCGCACTACTTGACAGGATTTTATACACTGATGCAGGTGCAGGTGTTAAGTACGAAGGTGTATCATCAGAATGGGTGGTTATCAATCGCATAATCCAAAAGCTTAATCTTGACTGGGAAAACATTTATGTTGGGATATCAACTCGGTCAACCGAATTTACCGTTTTAACCGGCACCACCATATTCGACTACGTTTACGTTAATAACGAAAACTTCTACAATGAGGATGGTGAACCGGAGACTTGCAGAACAGTCTTGGAAAGTATTTTAAGACCCTATGGAGCATTCATTATCCAAATGAATGGTAGTATATACATTACTGATTCTAACTGGCTTGCAAGAACCCATCCAACTTTTGCAACAATCGCGGCATTCAGCAAGTTTGTATATGGCTATGAGACCACGCATTATGACAGCGTAGAATTTTTTGACCTTGTAATCGGTGATGTAAGCGATTTGGGTGTTAGGTCTAACTTCCTAGACTTTCAGGTTGATGCCGGCTATAACAAACAGGTTGTGGCTTACAGCCCGTACCGGTTAAGCAAACTAATTGACTACACAGCTAACAAGGATGATTTCTCTGTCTTCGACGAGTATATTTATTCTGGATTATTACCTTACCAGAACGTAAAGAAATTATACACCACATCGGATATCTGGAATAACTTCATCGGGGCAACCTTTGTAAATCGTTACGGAAC